CTTTGCTTTGTGCAGGAAAACTGCAGCTTTCGTGATGCACAAATAGACTCCCAGCCAACATAGAAATGAATCCACGAGAAATAAATTAAAGTCACGATCAGGGAGTCACCCGCGAAACCTGGAGATTGTAGAACGCTTGTACCATCTGGTCATAGGGGTTTGTGTTAAGTTCCGTCTCATATGCAGAAGCTGCATAGAGCGACGGGAAGATACACATGTCGTCCCTAGCCATCAGTTCATCAGTTTCCTCAGAGGTGAGTGTGTTCATGTGTCAGCGTTGTAGTTGATGCAACCAATGACGGCTTGAGTGAGGATGGTCACCTCGTCATCGGAAAGGGCAGAGCTACGGATACGATCATGAGCCTTTGACTCAAGCTTGTAGGCGTACTCCTTGAGTTTTTTGGTCGTTGGGTTGTAGACACGCACGACCGCACAGTAAGGATCAGGTAAGTCCCAGATCATTACGTCCTCCATTACCTCATTAAAGGTTGGAGTCTCGATGTCGTCGTCGTCTAGGTTTTGCACCTCCTCCCAGTTGTTGGGGAATGGATCTTTCTTGGCCATATGACGGTAATTTAAAGCATCGTTCTAGTTCCTGGATCGATTCCAGGTCGCCCGCGCAATCAACCAGGCAGGCATTGAGCATGCAGAATTGACGAGTTAGGCGTTGTTGTAACGGTTCAGGCACTCAGTAGTGGCCTTGGTGTGTGCAACGGGTTTTCCTGTCGCGGGAGTAAAATAAAGAAGGGGCGTTACTTCACGCGCCACAACTCCCCTTGGGCGAGGAGCCACTCTCAACAGCGGTGGCTCGGTGCGTCGTTATGTAGCCGTGATGAGGGCTGCTCCGGCATTGCATCGGGATCGCTCCCGACAGACACATGATGCCGCACCTATGGCTTAGGGCATGCTTGATGGGTCAGTCCCTGAATCGTCACACAGGTGTCGCTCAAGGATGTAGCTCGATAGGTTGCTCATGCTGCGTCCCTCCATCTGTGAACGCTTGACCAAACGCTCAAAAACGACCCACGACACAGTGATCGTGAGCCGTTGCGGCTTCCGCGAATGTAGTGCAGTCATCAGTGATTCAAAACTTAGGTGCGTCCCTGTGATGTCGTAACGAACTCCCCCCGACCCTGGGCACAAAAAAAAAGCCCCAGGGAGGAACCGAAGTTCCAACCCCAGGGCCATGAGCCTGGATGCATCCGCGCGGGCCGGAGTGCTGCCGTCTTTAGTTGTGAGCACAGTCTACCATCTCAGCCTACAACTTCAATCACAGTATTACATCCCATTGATTGGCGTTTGATCGCGTATTGTTGTGCAGTATCATAGTTGTGGAATGCTTTAGAACACTTTCCAAACCCGTTAGGGTCTGGCTTGTGCATCCATTGTTTAGCGGTGTAGTGTACAACATAGATATTTTTCATTTGATCGTAGCCTCCACTTTCTTAGCCTGTGTGCCGTGGGCTTTAAATGCAACGATACAGGTACGGTTAGCGTTAGCGCAAAGCTTACATTCAGCGCAGGTTTTATTAGCTTTTGTTTGAGCGGGACATACTACAAACTTAACGCCATCGGTGCACCACGTGTTTACTTGAGTATCTTTGGGTACGATACAAACAGCGGGCATCCCTTCTCTGTAAACCTCAACAGCGTGGGCCTGACTGTGGGCGCTTACATTAACTGTAAGCCCGTCATTGTTAGCCTTTTGAATAACCTCTACATTGTGAGAGTTGTCTACCTTATGATGAGTGTATGTCCAAGCTGTTAGCTTACGCTCAGCGCAAGCCTCAGTGATAGCCTCTAGTTCTTTATAGTTAATGAAGCCGCTAAGGTGAGGAAGATCTCCTGCCTGATTGTGACGGAAGCAGCTACCCTCCGGTAGTGTTCTCAGTGCATCAATAAAGGTTTGAAGATCAATACCACGTGAACCGTCAGAGACTTTATTCCAGTGAAGAAATAGCGGGCCAGTTTCAGCATAACAACCGTTACCCTTTAGTGGGCAGGATGATGGGCAGCTATCCTTTGATGTTGTGCTGACAGCGATAGGCCCGGTTTTGATGTTGCTGGACTTTTTAGTTAGGTGGTACTGGTGAGCCATGGTTGTGTGGTAGTAGTGTTTAGGGCATTACTTAGGGCAAGTTAAACAACCCAGAACAGGGCATCTAGAAACTCCTCCTCGTCATCAAAAGCACGAGGGTAGTTCCTCTCTCTTGTTTCCTTGAGATCCTGATAATCCTCAGTCCACTCTGCCTGATCAGGATAAAGGTAGGGGTGATTCATCGTTTGAGAAAGTAAAGAGCAAAGGTGAGCGCGATTAATGCGGGAATCGGTAGTGTGAGGATCAAAAGGCTGAATCAAACAAACAACTAAAGAGATCATCCAAACATTCATCAATGTGAGCCTTGCGCTCTGGTGTGATGTTCGGATTCTCTAGTTCTTTTTCGAGACGATCAGCGAACTTAAAAGCTTGCTCGGGTGACTCGAAATTGATCTCTGCCCAAGTAAGGTCAGAGGCTTTGAATTCGTGAGTACTCATTGTGCAACCTTTGCAGTGGTATTGCTTAGGGCATTATTTGGGGTAAAAGGATCAACCCCAGCGAAGCCAAGCATCGTAACGGTGGAGATGATGCAGGCGAAACCGCAAAAGGTGAAGGTTTCGATGAGGGTACGTTGTTTGTTTGTCATTTGTGGTGAGTACCTGTGATTAATTAGGAAAGGACACGAATAAGATCCTCTTTACAGTCAGCGACTGTTTTGAAACCACGAGAGATGGCTGATCCTCCATTGATGGCCCACCAATACTCTCCGTTGTCGTCTGACATTACGTACCCGGCCACATCGTCGCCGTAGTAGAGGATCTCGTGATAAAGGCCGGAGTCGTGAGGGATGCGGTTTGAAGTAAACATTGTGGGTGTGTCCATGTGATTAATCAGTAACCGAGCCAGTTGAGCAGTTCTGAAGCGTGGAATTTAGTGTCGCGGGTCTCCTCCAGATAATCAGCCATACACAAATAGTGATCTTTGATCAGCTCGTTGGCGATGGCGGGAGGCAGGCAGCCATCCTCATCGATGTAGGCAAGAACTGAATCTTCGTAGCTAGTGATCATGAGTGTTAAGGGCATAGGTCAGGTAAGCAACGAGCAGCGGTCGAGCTGTGTTGCTTGGGCCAATGGTAGGGCATAGGTCAGAGCTTAGGGCATGCCTGTTCATATTAGTTCACACACAAAAGGTTTGGGCGAACAGATCTCGTGATACTGACTGCCCCAGATCCCTTGCGCTGCAACGGTTCTCACTGTTCTCAATAAGGAAATAATGGCTGGTTCTGTATCACTGCGAACAGTTTGTGGGTAGATTGGTGATCTAACACGCTCAATTCCTAGACAAAGAGGGGGCATGGGGGTAAATCTGCGCCCCTGCCCTCGCGTATAGACTTAAGAAATTTATGGTGAAAATTAAAGACCCCTCCAGGATGACCTAGAAGGGGCTTATTTAACACTTTAGGTGTCTCTATACCAAGGAGCAGTTAGACGCATCTCAGGGAGGCTTGTAGACGTGTCTGAGGGCTTTTCTGTATAAACAGGAGTGACCATATCAGGCATCGGAGGTTGAAGCATTTCATATTCCTTAATCGCTTCATCGATCTCGACATTGACACGGTTGTCAATGAGCTTCTCCTCCAACCACACCAAAAGACCAAGAAGAAGATGATCCAACCATGGAATGCCCCTCTTCCATGCCTTATAGAGTGCTCTGAACTCAACTAGCTTTAATCTTTGTTCCACATCGCCTCACAAACATTAGGCACGTGGTCATAGAGAAGATCTTGAACCATGCCAGCAATCACTGCATGCTCTCGTTGTGTCCCATTACCCGTCCTCAAGTCACAATAATGCAACCAAGACCGAATAGAGCCATTCATGTAGATCCTCGACGGTGCAGCTAACGGAAGCACTTCTCTTGCACACTCTTTAGCAACACCACTACTCACCATCTCTCTGTAAAGATCCTCAGCCTCAGCAAAGTGCTGTTGAATACGACGTAGGAACACTTGTTTTTGATTTGTACCAAGGTCATCAGTGCTGTTCTGACGGTTTTTGTGATCCTGTCTACGTAGTGCAGGAATGACTGGTGTACCAATGGTAGTTACATCTGCATACCTTTGACTGAACTCCTGAAAGGAGAAGCTACGGTGTCTAAGGATCTGAGCTGCTATGGACCGTGTGGTATTAATCTCAACACACATGTTCACCATTTCAAACGGTGACCAGTGTTGATGATCAATGAGGTATTTAATTAGCTTAGCACTGGTCTCAGTGTTTGATTGATTAGAGGGATTGGATACCCTAGCCATGTAGCTGATGAGACTCTCTGCATCAGGTGTGATGTGGATAAGGTGAACGGAGTGAGTCATTTAGAGTAGTCTTGTTCGTAATAAGCAGAGATAACCCGATCATCCCAAGCAGTAGGGATATAACGCTTCCTAATACTTAGAGAGTATTGAGAATCAGAGTAATCATCACTGTTAGCTTTGATTTCATTGAAGGTTTGAGGATGCCTATATGGGTACTTCCAATAGGTAGGGCTACGATGTGTTCTAGACATAGTAGTAGTTACTGAATTTTAAGATACAGAAAAAGGATCAGTATCATCAAGTATCAACATTCAGTGTTGATCAGGATGATCTAGATCCATTCTCCTCTAACCCCAAGGTGTGAGTTTCAGCAGTTAATTAAGGGATGTCCATCCCCAGGGACATCAACTAATTGTGTCATTAGCTACTAGTTTTGTGTCATTTGTGAGTTCAGTACTCACAGAATGTCCATCCCCAGGGACATTGATAGAGGAGCCAGTTGTGTCTTACGTCAGTGAGACTCGACTGGCTCCCCCCTTCCCGGTCCCCTTAATAGTGTCGGGTCGGTCAGACCTCTTCCAGCGCAGTGTGTCTCATTGTGAGACCCAGGTGGGAATACCTCTTCCTTTAGAGACTCCTCTAGCAGCTCTCCGTTGGTCAAGATTGAACCCCATCACAAGGTGATCTGTGGCGCTCTGAGGGTCATCCAGGAAGGTTTCCAAGAGATCCTGCCAGTCTTCCTGTCTACGGGCTTTGACGGCCTCGTAGGCACTAATGGACATGGCATCGGTGAAGTACTTGACCCCCTGAGCAAGAGAGTCAAGGCGGTCATCGTGTTTGACAGCACCCTTTTCTCGGCACATGCGGCTCATCTGGTAGAAGAGCATGTACAGAAGACGGTCTTCGGGAGGAGCGTCTTTATTGGAGGCGTAATCCCACTCCACCACACCTCGATCAACAATCAAACGATGCTGGTTCATCACAGGCTCTAGGGTGTCGATGATGCGGTCTTCCTTACGGACATTGGCTCGCACCTCTTCTACGTCTATGGCTTGCTTGGTTTGGCTGAGGTGTTTTTTAAACAGTTCTGCGACGATACCGTCACCGAAGTTTGTTTCGACCACAAGTTTGGTAACGTTATAGCGCTTACACCCACGAAGGATGTCAAGAAGTGTATTGTCGCTATAACCGTCGCGATACGCTCGTACTTCGTGAACGTAGAGAAAGCCATTCTTTTGTGAGATGTATGTAGCTGCTGTTTCGTCTGTGCCTCGTCCACTGGGGTCTACTGAGCAGATCGTCTCGGTGTACGGTCCCCAGTCACCTTGGAGCTGCATCGGGGAGTAGAAGTAATCACCCGGTAGGCCAACCGTAGGCAGATCTTTGAGAACATTACGAGGGTCACTGCACCACACAACAGCATCCGGCGCTTGAGTCGGGTTAACAGAGGTAATGACAAGATCGGAGAACTTAAGTGGGAATTTCTCTGCATCACTCAGGGTTGTGTCGAGTTGAAACTGCAACATGAAGTTGCTACGACCCATCGCAGCTTCCCGTTCCAACAGGTCATCGCTGGTGAAGCGGTCAGGATCTGTTGGTGTCCACTCCTCAACACCCATCTCGATGTCTTCCACGATCTGTGGGGCAAGCAGATTCTCGTATTGGGAGAGCTTGTCCTTACGGGGGTAGCGGGATGGCCAGACAAAAGGTCTGTAGTTACGCTCAGCTAGTTTGCGATAGATGGTGAAGGTGGTTTGAGGAGTACCGAGATACATGATTCGGGAGTCCTTCTTTGGTGTCAAAATGGACTCAGCCTCAGTACACAACTGAAGAAGCTTCTCCCTCATCATCTCGGTCATGCTGTTGCCTGGAACCTCGATGTCGTCAAGGATCATGAGGTCTGCACGAGAACCAGTCAGCTGACCGGTAATACCCACACTTTTAACGGATGGTGCTTGGTGTGGGGAGCAGTTCACGTCAAAGCTGATCCGTGACCATCTGGCATCATCCGATTTAGGGCGTAGGTGTTGTAGCCAAGGGGTTTCGATAATCAGCTTTTGTAAAAATATGCTCATATTATCGGCTCTCTCCTTTGAGGCCGAGATAATCATGATCTTTTTTTCAGGATTGTTGAACAAGGTCCATAGCACAAAACCACCTGTCAACCACGACTTGCCGACGCCACGAAATGCCTGTATTTGCAAACGCTTTGGCCCGTTTTGAAGATAATCGCAGATTGCGTACTGTGCTCGTGTGGGAGAGGGAAGGTCAAGCTGACTCCACAAGGCTTGAATGAATATCTTAAAATCGTTTTTTAACAAACTCAGAGAGTCTTGTGGCGATGGTGAGGAGTTCTTCTGGCGTGGCATTAGATTTGATAGTATTAGCTTTATAGGAAATGACCCAGATGTTGTCTGGTGTGTAACCCCTAGATGAATCAATTCTGTCCAAGGTTGGAGAGTTAGGACAGACCCTGCCGTCAGTACCAGGAAATAGCGGTATTCCGAGTAACGGGCATTTATCGGGAATGTGGATATCGTTAATGGTGATCGTGTGCTCGAACCCCTTACGCTTGGCTCGGCTTTTACTACGATCAACCATGTAGGCCTCCAAGGAAGCGGACCTACCATGTGTCTTGAGGTGAGCACCACGCTCACATCCACAAGACTGTTGATTATTGCTTTTTACTGCATCATCACGGATTACCTTTTCAACACCGCAGTGACACCGATATAAAGCGTATACATGGCAACCCTTCCTGAAAGCCTCTGAGAGGCGTTCAAGCATATTTGCAATAGATTAATCTAAACAAAAAAAGAGAGGCCCTACAGACGCTTGTAGGCACCTCTCCGTGTGTTTATGAATCAGTCGTAGTACCGACGCTTACGGCGGTCATATTCACTGACATTTTTCATGTCAGGTTTCTTGTCGGCATACTTAGAACCGTCAACCTTGGTCTTAGTTTCGTAGCCAGAGTCTTGACCGAACTTGTTGCTGAGCTTGCTAGCGGCTTCAGATTGCTGGGATGACTCACGCTGCTTCATGCGATCACGAAGCTTCATGCCACCGCTGTCACGATCCAGAAGGGGGTTGTTGGACTTGCTGGTGCCACGACCAGGGTTGAACTCTTCAAACTTCCGTCCCGGCATTGCTGGCTTCGTGGCCTGGGGAGCTGCAGAGCGCTGGGAACCACTGCCGGAAGCGGTGCTGCGGGAGGGGGTGGATTGGGAGGGACGCGATGCGCTGGGACGTGCGGCTGGTTTCGGGGCATTGCCAACACCCTTCAGACGCTCACGTTCAGCTGCAATCTGTTGGTTGCGGTAGTCGTTGTACTGCTGGCTACCAGTGGCTACAGTGCGACCTTTAGGTGTGTTTACACCACGGCTACTGCGGCCATTAGGGTCAGGCTTGACAGAGTTGGTTGGTTTACCAAGAGTTCCTGACTGAAGTTTGGTCAACATGTTTTGACCACGATCAGGATTGACGACTTCATACTTCTTAGCCCGTTGGGCAGGAGTAAGGCGAGCATCATCGACCATATTGAGAGCGCCGAGTACCGTGGCTGCAGCACCCCCACGTCCGATAGAAATGTTGCGACCAAGACGGGTTGAAGATTGAGCACGCTTAACAGCTGCGTCAACTACATTTGCACCGTACCTACGGTTAGCAGCTCCGGGAGGTTGGCCCACACGATTAGGGCCTGAGGAACCCTTGGCAGCCTTATCCAGCTTTGCTTGCGCCTCAAGGCGCCGCTGATTGGGGGACGCTGGTTTGGTCGCAAGTTGACCGCCAGGCTTACCAGGCGGGAGTGCTTTGGGTGTAGCACCTGTTACGCGAGCAGAACCAGTGTTGGTACGCTGGCTGGCATTGGTGACACGAGCACCGCGATTGCCACGGCCACCATCATTGGTGACTTGAGCATTAGAGACCTTCTGACGATTGGCCCGCTGGGGGTTTTGACCTTGAGTGATTGGCTTGGGGCTCTTGCGCTTGCTGCGATTAGAAGAAGAGGTAGGCGTTGCCATAATTAATTAATCCAAGATAGAATAAGCTGTTCTTTACTGGGGTTCTCACCAAACGTGGCTCTCATCCATTGGAGCCAGTTTTGACTTCCCTTTGCCTGATTACACTTTCTACAACTGGGTACAAGGTTGTTAGTAAGGTCTTGTCCTCCAAAGGTACGTGGTCGGACGTGATCAAGTGTAAGTTCATTGGCGTCATAAGATTCTCCGCAATAAACACATTGACAATTAAAGTGTTCCTTTATCGCACGCCTCCAAAGGCGTTTCGCTTCGGGGCTTGTCATGGTTATAAGGTTTTGGAGATAGTGATCAGGCGAGGGAAACAGGGGAGTCATTACCGCATCTTGTTAGTCTTACGAGCGCCTTTAGCACGGTTCACTTTGCGAGGGACGATCTTGAGGTTCTCTCGGGAGTTATTCATTGGGTTACCATCTTTGTGGTCTACTTCATGACCAGCTGGGATGTTGCCCATTGAACGACGTGCTCTCGCTCGACTAGCGTCTTTATCTTTGTTTTTGCGGCGGTAATTCTTGAGGTATTCGGCGCGAGCCTTATACTCGGCTTTCCAGTCTCTTGCCACTGAGACGACTCCGTACTAGTTCTGGATCAATCTTCGGCATGATCGAAGCAAGTTGATCAAGAGGGGAACCTTCAACAGCAACGCCGTTGATATCGTTATTTTTCAACCAGTCACACATTGCCTTGAGATCTTGTGTGGTGGCTTCACCTGTTTTGATACGACGTAGGTATTCTTCAGTTACAAGACGGTGGAGTTCGTTGAACTGATCTTCTGTGGCTTTAGTGGTTTTAGCCATTTCTCAATACAATCTGATCTAGTTTGTTCTCGATGCGGATCATGTGGTCCTCCATCTTTTGAAGAGCAGTTGATAGCTCTTGTTTTTGAACGTAGTTCTCAGCAACACGGAGTTCTACCTTGTCGATACGTGAATCGACTTCCACAATCTTGTTATTAAGACGTGTGGTGAGGGCTACCATTGCGGTAATTGCAGCAATGGCAGCAGATACGGCGGCTTCAATCATTCTCCCGAAGTAGTTTGATAAGTTTTTCTGA